TTTATCTACTTTCTTTTCTAATTGAGATATTAATACTTTTGTATGAACGTTTTCTTCTAATTGTTTAGAATGTTTTTCTATTGTTTTAGCTTGATACTCAATTAACATAAATAATTCTTGATTTTTAGGAGTCTGATCTGCTTTTTTAAGAAGATCTTGAGCCATTAATTTTTCATTAGTCTCTAATCTATTTAATCTTTCAACAATACCGAAATAGGTCCATACTGCTACGACAATAGCAGATATAATAGCTACTATATTTTTAATAGGTAAAGCTACACTTGTCTGGTCACTTACTTTAAATTCACTACTCATTTTTTATCCTCCACGTGATAAAACATATCATCAGTGTCTTCTAATTGCCAGTTTTTATTTTCAACATTCCATTCAGTAGTTGTAACTTTATAATCTGGCCAATGTTTAGAAGTAGTAAAACTACTAATGTTCCACAAAATACGATTATTAGGCTGAGCTGCATAATTACCGTTATCAAGGGCCAAAATATGTGCGCACTTATGTTGATCAGGGATTTCGGAATGTTCAGTATCCAAGATATTAGGTTCTGGATGTGCCCAATCAATTGTAAATAAATATTCACCATGTATAAATTTTTTATCTTTACTTAAATATTTACAGCGTTGTCCGATTAAAAAATCAAAAGTAGTAATAGCAGGATAATAACTAAATGAATTCCATAACTCAAGATCTTCGAGATCTGGAGATTCCATTTCTCCCTGATGCACAGTACCGCTGTTTCTTCCTTGAAGAAAAGCACTGATAGGAAGCCTCCAATATATTGCACCATTCGTAAGTAAAGCATGAAATAAGATTGCACGCCCTGGAATGCTTGCAATAGCAAAGACCACACAATCTTCAACTTCGCCTTTATGTTCTCGTAAGTCATATAAATATTCTCTTCTTATTTTACAATAAATCGGCGGAATGTTAGCATTAAGATAAGACATAATCAATCATATATATCACCCCATGTTTCACCAGATTCATAGTCTACTTTGTTTGGAACATCTAATTCTACTGCGTTCTCCATTATATCAATTATTTTTTTAGCATGTTCCGGAGATTCAACTGATAAATCTAACTCATCATGAATTTGAATGTGAGCAACTATACCTTGTTTATATAATTCTAACATAGATTTTTTTGTCATATCAGCAGCAGAACCTTGTATTAATTTATTTAAAGCTTTGTATGTGTAAGCTCTTTTAATCCCTGGTCCGTGTTCCTGGAGTGCTTCTTCATGAGGCAATGCTTTATGCATACCAAATTGATTTGGTTCCCATAGATGAAACCTGCATAAGCGACCTAGTAAAGTTCTAATTTGACCACGCTCTTGAGCTCTATTAGATGCTGAGTTCATTAACTGTTTAACAAATGGAACTTTAGCATGATACTGATCAAATAGTTCTGCAGCTTTTTCTTTTGATACACCAAGTTCAGCTTGTAGTTTAGCCTTACCCATTCCATAAAATAATCCAAGGTTAATTGTTTTAGCTTGTGATCTTGGAATGTTAGCCATATCAGCAACGATTTGATGGAAGTCTGTATTAGGATCATTCTTATAAGATTCTATTACAGGATATACTGATGGGAACTGATGTAATGATGCATAGTGCACAACCAATCTTGGTTCTTGCTGTGAATAGTCAAAGCAACCCCACGTATGTCCTTCTTCTGGTAAGAATAAAGATCTAATTAATGGTCCAAGATCCTTGTTCCTTGCTGGTAGCTGCTGTAAGTTTGGATTATTATAACTGAATCTTCCAGTAACAGTACCACCTTGATCTGATCTTATTTGATTGATCTCTGCATGAATACGACCTTTATGCTCGTATCTAATAATAGTATCAATAAAAGTTGTATGTGCTTTATTAATTTCTCTTGCTTTAGCAATCATTTGCACTATAGGGTTAGAATGTTCCTGTAAAAAATTTTTAGTAAAGGAAGGTGCTGATGATTTCTCAGTTGTGTCATAAGCTAAGCCAAGCTTATCAAAAACTTTTGCAATACTTCTTGCTGCCCAAATCTGGGGCTCTATCCCTGTTTCTTGTTTTACTTTTAATAACAATTCATGCTCTTGTGCTGTTAGTTGCTGTTTCAGTTTGTGTGCACGTTCTATATCAACTCTTACTCCTTTAAATCTCATATCAACTAGACATGGGAATAAATCAGTTTCTGTACTAAATATTGATTCTATATCTTGATGAATGATTTCTTTTTTAAACATTTGCCATAGCTCTAATGTAAGTTCAGCATCTTTTTCAGCATAAGCTCCAACTTCCATTGCTGGTAGTTGCCACATATCTTCTTTAGGATCTAATCCTCTAGACTTAGCTGCTTCATTTAAAGCGGCCTCGCTCTTACCATAACCAAGGTAATCCCAAGACAACATATTTAAACTATATTGAAATCTATTCTCATCAATCAATGATGCCGCAATCATAGTATCTACGATTAAGCCATTGATTTTAATACCTAATTGTCTTATCCAACATACGTCGTACATTGCATTATGAAATATTTTTAATGATGGAGTTGCCATGGTATCTTTAAACCACTCTAAAACTTTCTTACGATCCATATTAGGACCTGATCCATGCGCTATTGGAAAATAAAAAGATCGTCCTGGAACAGCAACAGCTATACCAATTACTTCTCCATTACCTATAACAGAACCTGATCCTTTCTTTTTTAAATCTGGATCTCTTGTTTCTAAGTCTACTGCAATCTCATCATAAGATCTTAGATCAGGAAATTCTTCCGGTTCTACCCATTCCTTTTGTGCTTCAAATAGAGGTACTTTCATTTATATTACCGTTAGTAAAAAATAAAAAATACAGATACAAGTAAATAAACCCATATCACCAACTATAGTTTTTTTAAGATTAAACATTGTAATCCCTTTCAATAATCATTTGTATATAATGTATAGCCTTTAATAAATCTTGTTTCTTTCCTTTATCCTGGTGTCTGCAAATATATTTAATTGCATTGCCTTCAGCAAATAATATCTTATTTTCATTAATAAATAAAGAGGGTTGTATTTTATATTTTTTATAATGAACACCTCCTACTTGTTTAAAGAATGCTTTGTTCGTCATAACTGATAACCATACCTTTCTTTTTTTGATTTAAATAAATAAAGATTTTCCATAGATCTTGTTACACCTACATACCAAACTCTATGTTCTTCATCTTGTTTGTCTACATTTTCAGAAGTAGATTCTCTGATTTTTCTTGCATTATCTAATACAAGAATAACATTCTTACATTCACCACCTTTTGCTGCATGAATGGTGGATACTTCTATTCTTGGTTCTTCAGATAATTTTTCTCCATTGGATAGCATACTTCTAATATAAAATTCTTCATTATGATCTGCATTCACAAAAGCATCATACCATTTAGTATCTTTACTAAATCCAAGATCTTCCATTTTAACTGTCATTTTATTTCCAAATTTACTTTCATCAAACTGGTGTTCTAAATATTCATAGATATCTTTACAATCTGCGATAGATATTTCTTTGCCTTCTACTAATGAAGTCCATTTCAAAACTGATTTATAGAGTTTACTGTTATAACTTTTTCCAAATGTATTTTTATAATAAAGATTATTCTCTTTTAATTGTTTTGATATCTCTAATGCTCTGTAAACAGTTCTGGTTAATATCAACCATTTACCATTATTAATATCTAAATTATCAAAGTTAAATATAGATTCTACTTTACCTTGAATGACCTTTCCCTCACTATCTTTCTTTGGAAAATATATTTTTTCTTTTCTATTACCTTGTATTCTATCCAATATTATATTTGAAATTTCTTGAACAGCTTGAGGTATACGAACTGATTGTTGTAATACTTCTTCTTTTGCTGGTTGATCAATAAATCTATTAACATCAGCTCCAGCCCATGCAAATATAGCCTGGTCATCATCACCTGCTATAAATATATCTTTTGATTTATCTTTTAATATATCAAACATCTTCCATTGTATTGGAGATAAATCCTGGGCTTCGTCAATGAATACTACATCAAAGGATGGGCATTTATCTTTGTTATTAATAAATTGAGTAATCATATCTGTATAATCATAAAGATTATAAGATTCCTTATAGTTTAAAAAATTTACATATATGTGATTTAATAATTCAAAATCTATCTCTCTACTCCATTCATTAGTATTAAACTCATCTTCAATAGATATATCTTTAATTCGAGCCTTATTAATTAATTTAAAGTATTCATTATCACAATTTAAATAACCACTATCGTCTGCTTCTGAATAATAATTAACTCTTATACTTAATTCTTTACCTATTTGTTCATAATGAACTGGCTGCATTACATTCTCTTCACTCATACCCAAAGTATGAAAAGCTAATGAATGAAGTGTTTGAAAAAATTTAACATCAGATCTTACATAGTTTTTATTTTTATTTAAAAATCTTTCTCTTGCTTCTGCAGCAGCCTTTCTTGTAAATGCAAAATAACCAATTTTATTTAAAGGAACACCTTTAACTAAATAATTATTTACTTCATTTAATAATGTCATAGTCTTACCTGTTCCAGGAGGACCTAATACTTTTTTTATCATTAAAATACGTTCTTATTACCTTTCATTTTTATTATTTCTGTTTTAACTATTTCTTTTATTAATTCATTTCCTTCTACATTTAAGTTTATTCTTAAAACTTCTATTGCTTCATAAGTTGCAGATTCATTATTTAATTTTGGAAATCTTTTTTTAAATCCAAAGTCTGCTTTATATCTTTCTTTTATTCTTTGAGCTGTTCTCTCTTTGCCTTCTTTCCATTCTTTATTTTTTAAAGTATTAAAAAAGTTTGCAAATTTAAAATAAGCATATCCTTCTTCTATTAATACAGCACCAGATTTAAAAGAAGCATACGACTTTGCTTTAGGTCCATTAACATATTCTTGAAGATACTCATGTAATAGTTCATCAGGAGTAGTTCCTTTTGGTGGTTGATGTATTTCTACTGGAGGAAATAACTTAGCAATAACATTTTCAAAATCATCTCCTTTTACTTTTGCTACAAAAATATTTGCAGTCTTCATTATTAAAGCTCTTAATTCTTCTTGATCTTTTATTTGCTTTATATCCTTAGCTCTTACTGCCTTGCTTCCTTTGCTTTCAGGTAATTCAACGTTGAAAGTATATTCAGGTTCTGGATAATTTATTTTTACTAAATTAGATAACGGTGGAAACATTCTTCTTCTATCAGATCCAACTCCATATTTTCTTTTAAGACATTCTGATTTCATACAAAAATTAACAATAGGTTCTTGAGTACAAGTATAACCCTTTGTATTATTTTTTGTTGCTGATCTAATTTTATCTAATATTTTTTTCTCTGATCCCCAATCATCTAATACAACACCATTTGAATCTTTTATAAAATATTTTTGTGGTGCAGCTTTAAGAACACTTTGCCAATTATCAGGGTATTTCTTTTTAGCAAAAACCATGTAATTGTATAACCACCTATCCCTAGTATCAACTAATGGTTCTTTAGCCATGATCTGTAGACAAGGAGGGCCATCATTAAATTCATCTGGACCTCCTTGTAAGACAGTTTTCACAAGGGCAAGCGAAAACTCTTCTAATTCTTCTTTTGTTTTTTTATTGTGATTAACTACTTTAATAAACTGTTCTAATGTAAATGGAGTGCCGTCATAGTTAATTGCAACTCTTTCATCACTATTAAAATATGGAAGATTTATATATTGACCATTAGACCATTCTTTTTTTTCTTCATCAAATCCAAGTTCTGTTTGTTTAGGATATATCTCTGTGCTTGGTTTTAGTTTTAATGTAAATAATAAATTTTCTAAAAAATTTCTTAAAAATACTGCTTTAGTTTTTTCTTTTAAAAATAAATATAAATGTAAACCACCACTCTTTGATTTAACTGGAATTAAAGGAAGATTGTTTTCTCTTATAATATCTAAATATTTTTTATATGGAAAATTTGAATAACTATGTTCGGTGTCATCAATATCTATAGCACCAAAACTTGCCATACCATCATCATCACATGGTTGGATACCAATAGATGTTTTACCTTTTATATGATCTAAATAATGTTTCTCAGTTATTTCTTTAAAAGACCAACCATACTTTTTTGGTTTTTTCTTTCCTGTTTTTTCATCAATTGTAAATTCATCTAAGTAAGCGACACCGAAATTTCTTTTTAGCCCGCTAAATATCTCTGCAAATTCTTTCTCCATTTTGCCCTATTTGTTTGGGGCAAGTATTACCTTGCCCCGGATTTTTAATTAAAAGTGGGCTTCAGAAGTCTTTTCAGACCCATTGGACTCACCATGCTTTACTTTAATGTCTCCTCTTGAAACACTTTCAGCAAACGCCTTAGCTTGTTGATATAAGTTAGTATCCTCTACAGGACCTACTTTACTAACTTCCCAACCAAACCAAGTTCCTTTATCGTTAGACTGTTGAACAGTTCTTAACTTATAAATGTGGCTAAAAGATGCCGGTGTGAATAATCCATTCTTACCTTTCATCTTTATACTTGCCATCATACTGTTCCATTTTCTACTAATCTTTAATTGAGTAGATTTCATAGCCAATAGAGCAGTCGTTGGAGTTTGACCACAAACAATCAAGAAATGACTTGCAGTTTTTTCAACATAATTACCACTTGGTAATCTGTCTTTAAAAGAAGCATCTCTTTTTGTTTTTGTTAATATATCACTTGATGACGGATGTATTCCGACTGGAGCGCCAGAACCTTCTCCTCTATCTTGCCATTCAATATATTCCAATTTGTAATGACATGGTAGAACATCAATTCCTTTTTCACCATCAAACAACTCTCCTGTTACAGAGTTATAAATCATTCCAGGCTCAGCACCTTGAACGTATTTACCATCTCTCTTATTAACTTCTGGAGATAGTTGTCCTAGTATTTTGAGAAAAGGTAATGCTAGGTCTTCATGACCCATATTACTTAGACCTTTATCTGCATCTGCTTCAAACAGATTAACAGCTAAAGCTCCCGCAGCTACTTTCTCAGCTACTGCGTTGGACTTTTTTGTTCCTTGGTCCATCATACTTTGTGCTTTGTTCATGTTTATTTCCTTATTATTTTTGTTCTGTTTCCTGCGAACACGTTAAATAGATCAGAGGGCATATCTTTCCCAGCTTCGATACGCTCTCTGACCAATGCTTTGAGAGTCATGGGCTCAACCTTTAATCTCTGGGCTGGTTGATATCCATTCTCTGCCGCAAGGTTTGCATAAGCAATTGCCTTGTTATCTTCGTTGCGGCCAAAAGAAACGGTAACCTCATTTTTAATAAGATCACCTAGACCGTTTGTACGAAGCCAGTTAAATGCTTCTTCTTTCCTTTCAGTGGAAATTGAAGCACCGTAGATGGGTTTCACTTCTACAGCTGTACCATCTGCTAATTTCAATGTTGAGATATTCATTTCAGTCATCATAGTAGGAATAACTTCCCCTGATAGAACATCTGCTTCTTCTTTTAATTTTTTTAAATTCTCTTCTGCTTGTACTATTTTATCTTCAAGAGTTTTCAATTTAACTACTTGATCAGATAAAACTTTAGCATCATTAATTTGAGTTAATGATTCTGTTTGATCGTCTTCAAAGTTTATTATACTTTCTACCATTTTATTACTTTCTGTTTATTGTTAACTTTCTTTCTATTTTTGTCATTTGAACTAATTATAATTTAAAATTATAAAT